TTAAATCGTTTTCCGCCCAAGACGCAAGAGATATTTTAATCATCTCCTTTGCAGCGCTAGTATCACCAGCAAATTGAGATGAAAATTGTGATGCACTGTCAGCTACATCATCTATAGCATCTTCAACAACAGGATAGTTCTCCCCATATTTACGAATCTGCTGTTGTGTATACAGCTGTTTAGCAAGACGTTGGTTGTCACGGTCTTTAATCTCATTAACATAACCGCTAGTTAGCATATTTTCTGCTGCCAGCAGCTCAATACCATCAGCCTCATCTTGCTTGTTATCTCTCAACGCCTGGGTGTAGATGTTTTTAATAACAGCAGGTGGCTGCTGACCACCATAAAGCTTAGCAGCATTTTCAGTCCACAAAGCCATTGAATCATGAGGTGCTCGCTGAAAATCAGCATAAATAGCATCCATGTTGTTGTCAACTAGCTCAAGCAAATCTAATTTGTTTTGCTCATTCTCATCCTTCTCTGCTTGCCTCTGCAGTTTATTTCGCTCAGCAAGAACAGGAACTACACGATCTGGACGGTCTTCGGCGTATGTTTTACCATTACCTTTTAAATCCAAAGACAGAAGCACTTGAGCATGATCATCTGAAGGTGCGTTTTTAATTGCTTCATCCAGAGTATCAAGTGCACTGGGTCTACCGAAAACACTTACGTCTTGGTCATAAGCTTTAATAGCATCTTCAGCATCACCACTAGAATAAAGGACTTGGATCTGCTCCTTAGCCTCTTCCTTAACAATTTTTAGTTGAGACGCTCTGACATTATTAAGCCGTTGTTGATTACCTTTTTCAATAGCATTAAAAGCTTCAGCAAGGTAGGCAGCTTTTGGGTTACCCATTGTGATCAGAACATCTTCTTTAATACGGTTCTGCAGATCACGCTGCAAATCCATATCATTAGAAGCTGCTAAACCTTCCTCGGTAAGAGAAGCTCTATCCATTAATGTATTGTACAGAGCCAGCGCTCGCCGGTTCTCATACACCTGCCGTGCTGCACCTACGATTGCAGGGTTAGCCACATGGTTTGTGGTAGTCTCAAGAGGATCCTCACCACTAAGGACGGCATTTTCACGGATGTTAGCATTTTGTGTAATACTACCATTCGTTTGTGCAATACGTGCATCGCGTTGAGCAAGAAGATCATCAATATTGAGATCTGCAATCTGTGCCTGAGCAATGTTCCGCTTAGTCTGACGATTTGCTTCGTCAGCAATAGCTTGTGATAGTGTACCACTAAATTTAGCTAAGCTTTGAAAGATCTCAACAGGTTCTTGTGTCTTCCGACCTTGACTTGCAATTTGATCTAGCTCTTGTTTGTCGCGTTGTTGTTGATTATATATCCGGGTTTTGAAGTTTTGTTCCTCCATGTTCCGGGTATATTCGGCGTTGCTTTGCATCGCTTGCAGGTCTCGCTGATCCTGCTCACGTTCTGCACGACGACGCCGCTCCATACCTTGGATCAACCGGTTGCTTTCATCACGCATCCGGTCAATAGCCGCTGTACTTAGTTTTGGTGGAGCAAATCCCCGACTGCGTGCAGCGGGTTGATATTGGATACGTGCCATAATTTACTTAAAAAATGTTTTT